AGATGTAGATGTAGATGTAGAAAAAGAAAACGAAATCATAAACATTGAATACTATTGTAAGAAACACGCAAAGAAATCAAACTTGAAAATACCAACCAGTGATTTAGACATTAAAAAAATACGAAAGAGTAAACTAGTAGATATACAAGCCATTATCGATAAATATCAAATAAAAGGGGTTTGTATACCCGGACAACCACAGTCACAGTCACAGTCACAGTCACAGCCCCGACAGAAAATTTCGAAAGATAAAATGATAGATATGATACAGTTCGAATTGGATAATAACTACCTGGACAATATAGAAAATGTCCGTGCAACCGATATGGATTTAGTAACACTTGGAAAAAATATGATGATAGAATTAGATAAAATTGTAATTCCTTATAATGAACACCCAAGTATTATGGGAGGGCTGGCGAATACATCATCCCTAGACGATAAATATAATATAGATATTGTAATTATTGAGAATCAGATAAGCACAATAGCGAGCAGAATGAAGACGCTTCAAGGTATGATAGCCCAATACTTTATAATGAAACATACACCTCATATAGAGTTTATTTCGGCGGCAAATAAATTAAAAATGTTTATGACAAAGAAAAAGACTACCTATACAGAGAGAAAACTTGAAAGTGTGGAAGTAACAAAAGAACTTTTAGAAACATTGCCACAATTAAATGAGTATAGGGGATATTTAGATAAAAATAAGAAGAAAGATGATTTGGCGGATTGTTTTTTACAAGGGGTATATTATCTTACTTTGAAAAATATGATAACGATTAAGTATGAGGCTGATGCGAATACTGATGCGAATGCTCAGGCTGATACATTAACCGAATAATAATTACCAATAAAAATATTTATTTACAAGTGTACATATTATTATAGTATATTTGTAATTTTATAATAATAGAACAATGAAATATTATATATTATAATGCGCACAAACTTAAAATTAAAGTTCTAATTTATTAATAATACAACTATGGCAGAGATCATTGATATCGGAGATTTATCAGAACTTGATACTAATTTTATGAGCGGCGGACGTGGTGGTGGTGGTAGCAGCAGTAATAAAAAATCAGTAAATTTTGGAGGCGGTTTAGAGTTATTAATGAATGATAAATTAAAGAACGGCGGAGGCGGTGGTGGAAAAAGTGGCGATATAAACATTGATTTAGACGATTTAAATGATATCGAAAATGAACTTAACGATTTGACCGATACAATCGGTTCTAATAAGATTTCGTCTAATTTTAAGTCTGACCTTTTTAGCAGTAGTTCAATAAAACTGAACAATTATGGCGGCGGAGATGATGCAAGTGATGGTGGGTTTTCAGAAACGAAATATGGAAATATTAGCGGGTCAAATACAAGTGGTATAGGAATCGGTGCTTCTACGGCAAATACGGATACTGATAAAAAAACGTGGGATGGATTTGGAAAGTTTAGCAATGTTCCTATGAACCCCGATGCTCCCATCGATAATACACCACAAATGACAAAAGAGGAGCTTCTTCGCGAGAAATTCAAAATGCTTCAAAAATTAGAAGAGCTTGAAACAAAAGGTGTACGTCTAACGAAAAAATATACGATGGAGTCATCTTTGTTGGAAATGAAGGGTGAATACGAAACGCATGTAGAAGAGAGAGAGAAGAAAAATAGTATTAAATTTCAGCAAAAGTTGCTTATGACTGCAATCACAGGCATTGAATTTTTAAATAATAAATTCGACCCATTTGACCTGAAACTTGATGGCTGGTCTGAACAGATTAATGAAAATGTTGATGATTATGATGAAATTTTTGCCGAGTTACACGAGAAATATAAATCCAAGGCAAAGATGGCACCAGAATTGAAGCTGCTTTTTCAACTTGGTGGAAGCGCGATTATGCTTCATATGACAAATACAATGTTTAAATCTGCTATGCCCGGTATGGACGATATTATGAGACAAAATCCTGAACTGATGAAACAGTTTACACAAGCGGCTGTGAATACAATGTCGCAATCAGCACCCAATTTTGGTAACTTTATGGGGGATATGATGGGTGGCGGCGGAGGCGGAGGCGGAGGCGGCGGTCCTCCAATGTCTAGTAACTTCAACAATCAGCGACCTCCTCCTGCGCCTGTTGCAACAAAAGGTCCTAATTCTATTCCTGCTCCTAGAAGAGAAGGTGATATTTCAAATCGCCCCGATCTTAATTTTGGTAGAGGAAATTTAAATGATGGTGTAAATCTTTCTGATAATTTTATAAACCCGTTCCAGAATAAAACGCCTTCGCGTGCTCCTCCTCCACCTATTCCTCAGAACCCGAGACCTGAAATGAGAGGGCCATCGGATATTAGCAATATTCTTTCAGGATTGAAAACGAAAACAGTAAATGTTACTTCAAATAACAGTAATGCTTCTATGTCGGGAACGGCGAATAACAATAACAATAACGCATCCGAGGATAAAGGTAGCACTATTAGTATTTCCGAATTGAAAGACCTTCAAAATGATAATATGCCCAGTAGAACAAAACGTAAACCTAAATCTGAGAAAAATACAATTAGCTTAGATATCTAATAATATATTTAATAATTTAAGAGTCGCAAAGATAATAAATATAAATGTTATTATTAATATACAATACACGTATATTAATAACAAATACCCTACAATACCCTACAATACCCTACAATACCCTACAATACCCTACAATATCTACGCGATGATTTCAATAGTAGCATTGATTAATATAGTAGAATGGATAAAAAATAGCGATAATGATAACTATATACACATAGAAGAAGCTATCCATTCAGTTGTACAACAAACGTATAAAAAATGGGAGTTGAGAATAGTATTATATGGTTACGGTAATACAAATATACATAATGTTGCTTATGCAAATAAACTAACATATGAACTTAAAAAATATGAAACAAAATACAATTCCAAGTTCGAGACAGATACAGGTGTGGAAAAAGATGAATACAAAATTATAATTATAAATTATCCCGATGTCGATGAATATACAGAAGCCCTTGTTAAAGTTGTCGATGAAAAATGTATCTACGATTATATCGCTTTATTGGACCCGATGGATATATGGACACCTAATAAATTAGAAATACAGGCATCAAAACTCGCTGAATTTAAAAGAATAGAGGTACTTGGTACTAAAAGTGTGTATAATGACGAAGTATCAAATATACCTCTTGATGGATTATATAATTATAATTTATTTAAAATAAACCCTTTTATTAATTCTACGGTTATTTTTAAACGTGGGATATTAAAATATCTTGAGCTCTGCGAAATAAGTGCGCATAAAGGATGCGAATTAAATGTATTATGGATACAGAATGCGATTCAGCAATGCGTTTTATATAACATATCGGACATAACTGTAAAACATACATCACCACTATCGTTGGAAAGTTATAATATGTGTTACGCCACAGATGATTTTCGGAGAATAGTTGAAAATATAAAGCGAAAATATATCAGAATCAAATTTTTTAGCGATTATTGTGTTTCAGGACATTGTAAAAAGAATTATGAAAATATCGGATTGTATAATCCGGTCGAATACTATGGTAAACATAAGAAAATATATTTCACTACTACAGAAACGTATACACACGCTATTTTATTGAATTGTCCTGTACCGCCGAATTTACACGTGGAAAAAACAAATGTGGTGGGTTTTGCCCAGGAACCACCTGATAATTCTTATTTACGATTAAACCATAATAATTTTATACAGTATGCTATTGAGCATATTGGTAAATATTTTATTGGGAGCGTTGGAAACTTGCCATCGACAACATTTATAGGGAATCACGGATTTTTATTTCACGATATACCCCCGCCTATAAATACTATTATTCCTTCGCATCAAAAACCGAAACTAATGTCGATTATGGTATCCTATAAGAAAAATACGACCGGGCATATTTATAGACACGCTCTTGTATCGCATATTTTGAAATATAATTGGCCGATTGATATTTGGGGAAATGGAGCAGACGAATATAGGAGAAAAAAGGTTATTGGTACGGGTATGGGTACGGGTATGGGTATGGGTATGGGTATGGGTATGGGCGCGACCAGTGATGGTGAAAATAGTCAATATATAAAGGGCAATTTTAATTCAATGAGCGAAATGTGCAAAGAATATGCTTTTACAATTGCAATTGAAAATACAAGCCACGACCACTATTTTACAGAAAAATTAATTAATCCCCTTATTTATAATACGATTCCCATATATTGGGGATGTAAAAAGGTAAATGAATATTTTCCAAAACACACGATACGCCTTACAGGTAATATTAATACTGATATAGTATTAATCCATCGTGTGTTAAGAAACCCACAGTATTATAGGAATGAATATAAAATAAACCGCGATTCGGTACTAGAAAAGGTGAATCTTATTACGAATATAGATAAAATATTTGATATATAGTCGTATCAGGTAAAGTGTTACTATAAAGTGTTACTATAAAGTGTTACCATAAAATATTTCTACTTAAATTATTAGCTGAATATTTGTTATTTTTCCAGTCACCGCGCATAAATTTAGTACGTGTAAGATAATTTTTCCTACGATTCTTGTCCTTGTGTTTAGTATAATCTTCATATCCCATTTGTCCGAAATTTATCCATTTGTTATTTTTAGGGTCCAATATTTTATATTTTTTTTCGGGATTATTTGCGGGATATAATTTTGCAGTCTTTCCTAAATATTTATACGCCATTTTTTGCGCGATACGAGGTGTAGAATACAAACGAATTCTAGTGGGGAATTTTTTTGTTTGTTTTGTCTGTTTTGTCTGTTTTGTCTGTGTTTTATTTTTTTTTATTTTTAGTGTATTATTTTTGTTAAACATAAGATACTTATATATTATTAAGTAATATTAAAATAATAATATCGTTTATAAGTATTTAATGAGTTAGTATTTATTTATAATATTGTTTACATATTTTAGCAATGTCAACGAGTATTTATTTATCAGATAGTATAAATGGAAAAAATGGAAAAAATGGAAAAAATGAAAATTTAATTTGTGATTTTAAAAATGTATGTTTAAAGGAAAATGTTCACTTGAAGCGAGATACAAAAAGTGAGATATATTCTTTACAGCTTTATTTGAATAATGCCAATTATAATTTGTATAATATAATAAATTTAAACATGTACAATCTTCTATATGAATTGAACAAAGATAATTTTGAAAAAATAGAAATAAAAAACTGGTTATCAAATAGTGAAGTAGAAGTAT